AGAACTCCAACTTCTGGTTGCATCTCCCACATCCCTTTGCTAGAGGGACGAAGATGGAGCAGCCAACAAGAGAGTTACTGGTGCAGTTTGATCTTCTGAGAGGAGTTGCGTCTGTTGAATCTCATAAACCACGTCATTTGACATGGTGTTCAACAGTTCGCACCACCACTCCAGATCAGCCTTCACATTAGGGCGAGCCTGACGAACAATCTCGAGAACGGGAATGTTCGGGACACTAGTGTCCTTCTCCATCAGACTAGAACCTTGATTAGGGTTCAGCAGGTCTGATCGAGCTCGGCTCAACTCAAGTACTCCCTTTACAGAAGCGTAGAGTGAAACCCAGTAGGCTGGGCTGAAAATCAGAAGAGGAATCGAAAGGATTCCTCCCAGAGTACTCCCGAACAACGGGTAGCGCCACCACTGAGTGATGAACACTGCCAATTGAACGAGAGACCGCCGATGTTCCGATGTCACGCTAACGGAGAACTCCCAAATCTCCTTAGCTTTTACTGTCTCTAGAAAGACGGTAATGATATCGGTACGACCTAGGAAAGCACGAAACCACTCATCCACCATTACTGGCGGACGGAGGACACCACTTTCCTGGAGCCGGCTGAGTATAAATACTCTGGCAATCACAGCTGCTCCTACGTTGGCTTCTTTGATAGCCGTAAACGGCTTTCGAAGAAGATCAGCGGAAAGAGCTGCTGTGACCTTTCTCAACTGATTAGGGAATAGGATGAAACCTAAGTCGAGTATATGGCTCCACAAATCCAGGTATCCCTCCGGTCGTCGGACTGCTGTTACCAGCAACCGAGGCGACATTGGAGAGAGGTCACCGTAATGTGAAGACACGACTCGCTTCGCGAACTCGAATATTCCGTTAGTAGAGGAAATAGATTTCCCCATATTAATCGGTACACCGAGGTAGCGTATGATCGAGAGGTATTCTCGGGCCACATCCTCCCGGAGAATGACAATGTCATCTCCGAGAAGCGCGTACAGAGGGTACCAACCCTTCCACCCTGCGCGTATAGCCGCCAACTGGACCACTACGTGGTGAGTTAACGCTAACATTGCCCAGGAAGATAAGGCTCCTATCGGTTGACCAACAGCATATTTGATGCTGCCGGCTTTCGGGTGCGTATAAGCACGGTTAACCAAAAGGTTACGCCACGCTTTAGCAACCAATCGCCCAACCAATAGGCTCAGGATCTGCTCCTGAAGAGCAACTGGCAATCTGTCAGTCGCATTCGACAGGTCGAAGCTATACGAAGGCATTCCCAGGCGAGCATGAGCCAGAAGGTCTTGTAAAGGACGTATCTGGTCAAATGTTCCATCCTGAGGGATCCGGCGAAGGATAGCGAAGATATAGACGTGTAGTTTCTTGAGAACCCACTGGGTCCAAAAGTCAACGACACCGACAATTCGACGTTTTCCTCCGCCATCTTTCTGTAGGACGGATAACCGTCCTAACGGAAAGCGTATTCCTTGATACAGAAGAATAAGCGCCACCGGCAGAAGAAAGTGTGACAGTACAACTAGCCAAACGGCTAGAATGTACTGACGGGTACCCCAAGCATAGGCAAGAAACCAAAACAATTGAATTGGATTTGTCGCCCAAGCTAGAGTATCCTTCGCACTTGACCAAGTGCTCCAAGGATGGTTAGGCCCTGAAGAGGTCGATAGCCACGGTGACGTGGACCCAAGGTATTCCTCGGGCCGCGGCAACGTGAACATCGCCAACACCAGTCTGATCTCCTGGATAGGTAGAGTTTCGGAAATCCCTGCAAAAGGGTTAGTAATGCTAGAGAAATCTGGTACTGCGCCTTTCCAATCTACGACTCTGTAAAGCGAGAACACCGTGTGAAGGCACCGGAATTGCATCCGACCGAACATCGTACTGAGAGACTCAGGACGAAGCGCGACAGGAACAATTGCTGGTAACCCGCACGGACTCAATCGAACCTTACATCCCGGATTGGGAGAATAAGAGCTTCGATTGGCCCACGCAATCAAGGCGAGGCGAGACTCCTTAAGATACAGGATAAAGAACGGAGTTCCGGACTTGTCCCAAATCTTTTGAAGTTTCCCTGCCAAGACCATCATTGGCCCGGCTTGCAAGCTTAGCAGACGTACTAGGCGAAGCAACACTCGTTGGAGTTCAGTGGATTTCATCCACCGAAAGTCAACGTTCTTGGGTTTAAAGCTGGTAATCGGAATAAACCATCCGAATTTCTCAGCCTTACGTCTCGTCTCGGAACGCCGCCATCTCATTATGAGTTCGGCGACGTTTCCTTGACTTCTCCACAACTGAGGAGATAATGCCCATAAGAGCATTAATTCTACAGGAGTGAGGAAAATGGCACAAATGCCAAAGAAGACGAAAACCCATATAGGTGCAACGCCTTTTAACCATTTCATCCATTGCATAATTATGAAGTTCATAGCAATATGTCTTTATATTTGTGACTAGTGGTATGGTTAGTTCTCTAAGCTCGTCGCAGCGAAGGTTGGGGTGCTAGCCCTCTCCGCCGGGGATGGATGAATTAAACTTCAGCCCGTGACTTACCTTCGAGAACCAGAGCCGGAATCTTCACCGGTTAGTACCGCGGGTTATGGCTAAGCCGTTAGCACGGTTCACCAAAACCTCGGGAACGTCCTCTCTCCTCTGCTTTCGCAGACTAATAAGGAGAGCGGATTCCTGCGTGGGGCCTTGTACAAGCCTTAGGGTCGTAATGACAAATCATCCGGGGTCCTAATCAGCCGCGTGTTTCCAC